TGAACAAGCCAAACAGATGGAGAAAGAGCAGATAATTGATGCCTATTATCAAGGAGATGCAGATTCGGATAACATACACGTAGATGCAGAACAATACTACAACGAAACCTTTAAATCAGAATAGAATGAAAACAGCAGTAGAATATTATAATCAAGAAATAAAAGAGTTGTTTAATATGCATCAAGATGGAGAAATAAGTGGTAAAATGTTTCATATGTCAAGACTTGTTGCTTTAACTAAAGCCAAAGCAATGGAGAAGGGGCAGATAATGAAGGCTTTTTATAAAGGTAGGCAAGAAGAACAATATAAAAACTTATTTAATAACCACGTTAGAAAATCAGAAGAACAATACTACAACGAAACATATGAAAGCAACACTTGAATTTAACCTACCCGAAGACGAACACGAATTTTACTGCGTAACAAGTAAAACAAAAAGAAAAGAGTATATGAAAAAACTAAATTACGGAATTGAACCGTACCCGAAAGGAGAAAATAAAAAATACGAATTAGGGACTTTTATTGAGCCGATTATAATTGACACCAATGTTGCTCAAAATAGCCACTAACGTTCTGGCGGTTAGCGTTCGTTGTCGACTTTAGAACACGAAACTTTAACTTTAAAACAAATAATAATATGAAATACGAATCTTTGATACCCGAAAAACTCGGCAATGACGCTAACCGCTTGTTATGTGCAGGGCTTTGTTTGAATTGTAAACATCAATCTTACAAAAGCGACCACACATTTAAAAAGACAGGAATATGTATGAAAAAGTTTTGGATGGATAAACGGTGTAAATTATCACCTACTAAACCAGTATCGAAGTGCGAGTTTTTTGAGCCTTGCACATAACACAAAAGCAGGTGCAGTTTCAATTGCACTTGCTAACTGTTAACCGCCGTTTTAATGGCGTAAATTATTAAAATTAAATAAAAATAATATGAAAGCAAAACTAACATTTAACCTGCCTGATGATCAGCACGAGTGGGATAACGCAGTCAATGCCAATGCCATGTACTTAGCTCTGTGGGATCTATCTCAGGAGCTCAGAACGCTATGGAAGTATGAGGAGCTCAGTGAGGAGGAGTATGCTATTGTTGAGACCATTCGAGATAAGTTTCATGAGATACTGAGTGAGCACAATATAAACCTGGACAAATGATACTAGGATTAATCATATTGCTTACCCCTGGCATTATATGGGGATGGATTTGGACTTTAACATTAATAATTAATTTAATCAAAAATGAGTGATTTCAAAGGAGAGGTGGTATTCATTACCCCAACAACAACAGTGAGCGACAAGTTCAAAAAGAGAGATATAACCCTCAAGTCAGATGGTGACTATCCTCAGTACGTTACCTTCCAATTAACCCAGGACAAGTGTGACCTGGCTAATCATGTGAAGCCAGGTGATGTGGTGGAGGTGAAGTATAACCTTCGAGGCCGTAGATGGGAGGCACAGGATGGCACCATCAAGTATTTCAATACCATCGAAGCATGGACAATGAGCCTCAGCTCTGCACCTATTGTTGAAAATAAGTTGAAAAAAAATGAAGACTCTGACGATCTACCTTTCTGAGGGTGAAACATTCAGCCAATGGGCTGTGAAAACCGCTAATAATATGCTCAGTGACAGGTATCGGCTTGTTCACTTGGCACTTGACATGAAGGCTCCATACCATACCGTGAGGAGGTTCGTCGCAGGGGAGAACGTTGCCCTTGAGATTGTGGATAAGTTTATTAAGTTATATTTGTCTCATGTATACGCTACTCACCCTCATCCCCATAGCATGGTGGCTGACAGAATTTGAGCCTCTCCAAGCAACTATTGACCGCATCCCTATGTCATCATGGCTAAGGGATGCCTTCAGTTGTTTGAAATGCGTCTCGTTTTGGCTTACTCTTATTGTTTCATTTGATTTCATCTTATCATGTCAGGCAGCTCTATTGGCTTACCTATTGAACAGAGTGATTGCGAGGTTGTAGATAGAGTGCTATCTCTGCCTGAGTCACTGAGATACTCTAAGCATTCGCTCATTGAGCTTCTGAAGGTGCGTATCAAATATCAGGGCAAGCAACCTCAGGAGTGCTTCTGTGCTTCTGTACGGCGGAAGGTATGGTTTAAAGAGTTCACTATTTGGTATGAAGAGTATCTTAGACAGGTTGGTCACGCAGCAGTATGAGGAGCTTGAAGCTTACACGAATTACCTACTCTCACGGATGGGCAGTCAGTTAGACCCATCAACAGTGATTTCCAACAGCTATCTGCACTGTGTTAAGATAGAATGTAGTGACCAGGATACCATGAAAAGCTATATGCTCAACACGATCAAGAAGCAAATCATGTGGTCAGGCTCTCAGAGTAATAGAGAGGAGTCAGTCAACAGCTCTGATGAGGTAGTCAATGAGATAGATGATACTACTGATCTTGACTCAAAGATTGAACAGGAGAAAGTATACAACAGAAACAAGGCCTACATCGAGATATATCGGTCCAGGTGTGAGGATAGGGTTAGTCAGATAGTGCTGAGTGCCTACGTTGATAAGGGATACAACACAGCGAGAGCCATGGCTAAGTACTTTGACATCCCTGTTACCTCAGCTCACTACATGATTTCGGATATTAAACAAAAACTCCGTGAAATACAATATAAGTATGACAATTAGCCAATTCATAGCCTCATGCTGTAGCCTGTTAGGTATCTTTACAGGCATTTCTTTGCTATTTCATAACTATGATATAGCATCGTACACTGCAGGAGGGTGGATAATTGGGTATTATACGTTTCTAATTACATCAGAATATGAGCAAAAAGAAAATAACTCCGAAAATTAACCCTGAATACCTTGGTAAAACCATTGAAATAACAGGACCTAACAGCGTAACTAAGCTTGAAGTGACTGAGGAGCTGGCAAAAGAGCACGCTTTCTACACGGCTATTGGTTTGGGTCATTTATTCATTATTGAGGATGCCAAGACCGAGGATTAACGAGACGGCTGAGCAGTACATCTCACGGTGTATGGCTGACCCCGAGACCCAAGAGAAGTATCCGGACCAGGCACAACGCTATGCTGTGTGTGGTAGTATGTATGATACACCGCTTGGGAATTATAAAAATGTATTTGCTCAGTCCTATGATGACTATCCCAAGGCAGCCTCAGAGAATGCTAAGATAGCACTCAAGTGGGCTGAAGAGAATGGATGGGGATCGTGTGGCACAGGAGTAGGCAAAGCCAGAGCTAATCAGTTAGCAAAAGGTGAACCATTAACTGAAAGTACTATAGCACGCATGGCAGGGTTTGCACGTCACCGGCAGAACTCACAGCGAGAGCTCGGTGATGGATGTGGTAGGCTCATGTGGTTAGCCTGGGGAGGTGATGAAGGTATTGAATGGGCACAACGTAAACTAAAACAGATTAGAGGTGGCAAAGCATAAGTACATAGAGACTCCTGATGATCTACAGAGAATGTGGGATGAGTATAAGGCTCAATTGCCTGTAGATATGTTACCTGTGCTTTCTACGAAGACAGGTGAAGTAATGTATCTGCCTACTCAAAAACCTCCTACAAGATGGGGATTTGAGGCTTTTGTATGGTCTAAATATTGTCATGGAGTAAAGCAGTATTTAGATAACCAGGATAAAGCATATAATGAGTATCTGGGAGTCGTTACGTACATAAAGAATGATTGGACCGATGAGCACGTTACCGGTACCATGACTGGGAAATACAAAGCACCCAACCTGACAGCAAGGGTGACAGGAGTCAATGATAATGTGGATGTCACTACCAATGGTCAGGCGGTCAATGACATCAAGGTCACGATAGTAACACCTGACAGTGAGTGATCAGATAGACTACATGGCTTCGGTGGTGGAGGACCACATCCTTAAGACAAAGGGTGAGAAGGTTCGCATCAACAGGAGGCTGGTAGCAATGGATGGGAGGCAGTTGGTTATGCTGTTCAATGCCTACCAAAAGATAGTAAATGGAGCTGAAGAGCACGATAATATTTCAAAAGAACCATCAAGCCCTCCAGGGTCCTGAGAGGTTCATAGTTAACGAGGGAGGGTCAAGGTCATCAAAGACCTACAGCCTGTGTCAGTTGGTGATAGTGTACTGCCTGCAGAACAAGGGTAAGGTAGTATCTATTATTCGTAAGACTTTCCCTGCTTTACGAGCAACAGTATTAAGAGACTTTACGGAGATACTCAAAGACCTCGGTATATACTCACTCGAAGCCCACAACAAAAGCGAGCAGATATACACCTTCCCTAATGGGTCAATGGTGGAGTTCTTCAGTGTTGATGATGAGCAGAAGATCAGAGGACGGAAGCGTGACATTGCCTGGTGCA